AATTTGCTAATGCTGAAAAGGATGTGGACGGTGTCAAGAAATATGACATCGATTTCCTTCCGGAGCTTGCCTATGTAATGGCAATGCAAGCAGCAGCTATGTCTGATCAGGAAGTCAATCTGTTGAAACTCAACAATGACACTTTCATTGACTGGCTTGAGCAGTTTGATTCTATGTCTTTTGAAAATAAAGCAACGGAGATCCTAAATGTATATCTGGGAACTCAAATCACTGCCTCAGAGCCAAAAAAAAACAAAGAAGAACTGAAAGAGAAATGAACACGGCATTATTCATCCACTCAGCTTTAATGGCTGGGTTCAGTTTGTCTGATTTGGATGAGGTCGATTATGGGACTGTGATTGATGTGATAACTGAGATATCAAATGACAGTCATAAATACAAAGAAGTTGCTACACAGGAAGATTTTGACAAGTTTTAAGAGGATTTGAGCATGGCAGCTGGACGAATCAAAGGAATTACAATTGAAATTGGCGGAGATACAACGAAGCTCACAAAAGCTCTTGCCAGCGTAGACAATGCTATTTCTAAGACAAAAACTAATCTTAGAGATATAAATAATGCTCTTAAATTTGATCCTTCAAATGTAAATCTTTTAAAAGACAGACAGGTTGAGCTTGCAAATGAAATCAAGAATGTTGAAGAGAAGCTCAAGACTGAAAAAGAAGCATTCAATCAGCTGAAAAATACTGAGGGATTTGATGCAAATTCTGAAGCGGCAAGAAATCTCAAGACACAGATTGACCTTGACGAATCTGCCTTAAAGAATCTCAAAAAAGAAGCTAAGGATGCAAGCTCTGTCATGGGAAATGCATTCAAGGCCATCGGTGGACAAGTCCAGGAAGTTGGCAATCAAATCTCTGCTGTTGGAGATAAAATCAAAGGGATTGGCGAGGAAATCACTCAAAAGGTAACTGTTCCAATAGCTACAGCTTTTGGTGCTGCTATTAAGGTTACAGCTGACTTTGATTCTCAGATGAGTAAGGTTCAGGCTATCTCAGGAGCAAGCGGAGAAGAATTCAGCCAGCTCAGAGACAAGGCCAGAGAAATGGGCGAGTCTACCAAATTCTCAGCAACTGAAGCTGGACAGGCTTTTGAGTACATGGGCATGGCTGGCTGGAAGACTGAGCAGATGATGAGTGGTATTGATGGAATATTGAATCTTGCTGCTGCATCCGGAGAAGAACTTGGAACTACAGCGGATATCGTTACTGATGCACTTACTGCTTTCGGAATGTCAGCTGATGAATCTGGTAGATTTGCTGATATTTTGGCAGCAGCTGCAACAAACGCAAATACAAATGTCTCAATGATGGGCGAGTCATTTAAGTATGTTGCTCCTGTTGCTGGTTCGTTGGGATATTCAGCTGAGGACGTAGCTGTTGCTCTTGGCCTTATGGCAAATTCCGGAATCAAGGCAGATATGGCTGGTACATCTCTCAGGAATATGTTCCAGAGAATGGCAAAACCAACAAAAGAATCTGCTGAGGCCATGGATCGATTAGGGTTGGCGCTCTATGATGACGAAGGAAAGATGTACTCATTCCGCGAAATCATGAACCAGATGAGGACAGCTTTTAGTGAGATAAATATTAGTGCTGAAGAGTATGATGCTCAGTTAAATGACTTGGATGCACAATTAGAAGCTGGAACACTTACACAGAAAAAATATGATGCAGCACTGGAAGAGCTAAACTTAAGAGCTTTTGGTGCTGAAGGAGCTGAAAAAGCAAGAGCAGCGGCAATGCTGGGTGGAACTAGAGCGCTCTCTGGTCTTCTTGCCATTGCTAACACTGCTCAATCAGATTATGACGCATTAACTAAGGCTATTGATAATTCATCAGATGCTTTTGCTAGGCTGGAAGATGGCTCAGTAGTGCCATTAAGTGAGGCTTTAGAATCCGGCGCGACTGTTATAGAAACATATAACGGACAAGCTGAAGCTATGGCTGCAACTATGCAAAACAATTTAGCCGGAGAAATTACAGTCCTTAAGTCTCAGCTTGAGGAATTAGCTATTTCTTTTGGTGATTTGGTTATGCCTTTAGTCAGAGAGATAGTTGAGAAGATTCAGAATGTCGTAACATGGCTCAACAATCTGGATGAAGCACATAAACAGACAATCTTAAAGATAGCAGCAATAGCAGCAGCTGTTGGTCCTGTTTTGATCGTTATCGGAACAGTAGTAAGCGTGATTGGTAAAATAGTGACAGCAGTAGGATTTGTTATTCAGGTTGTTGGTGCAGTGATTGCAGCTCTTAATCCGGTTACACTGGCAATAGCTGCAATTATAGCTGTTTTAACAACGCTAGGAATAATCATATATAAAAACTGGGATGACATCAAGGCATGGGCTCAAGGAATATGGATTTCCATTCAAGAAATGGCAACAGGAGTCATGTTCAAGATATTAGAGCTCAAGGATGACCTTATTGCAAAATGGGAAGAGCTAAAAGCAACAGTAATGACAAAAGTTTTAGAGCTGAAAACCAATGTTGTTAATAGGTTCAATGAGCTCAAGACAAATGTTGAGAATAAGGTTCAGGAACTTAAGAATAAGATCACAGAGCTCTGGAATAACATAAAGACATTCTTACAGAATACAGTAAACAACATCAAGAATAATATCACGACAGCATTCACCAATATTAAGAACGTCATCACTGAAAAAATCAGTGGCGCCAAGGATGCAATCGTAAACGGTATGCAGTCAGCTTGTGATTTTATCGCCGGCTTACCAGGAAAGTTTTTCAGCTGGGGTTCAGATATGATAAGCAGCCTTATCGATGGCATTAAGAGCAAGATTTCAGCTGTTGGAGATGCTGTTAGCAGTGTAGCAAGCACAATTGCTGGATATATTCACTTTTCAGAGCCTGATATGGGACCATTATCTAATTTCCATACATACATGCCAGACATGATCAAAGAAATGGTTCAGGGAATCACTCAGGGCATACCACAGCTGAATAGCGCAATGAACAGCATGGCTGCGAGCTTAGTTCCATCAGCCGGACAGCTCAGCCTTAGCGGAGCAGCTGCTGGAGGAAATTCTGTGACAATTAACATGACTGTATATGGAGCAGAAGGACAGGATGTAAGAGAGCTTGCAAATATCATCCAGGATGAAATCAATCAGGCTGTATATTCTCAGGAGGCCGTTTTTAAATGATCAATTGGATTACATTTAACGGAAAGAGCCTCAAGGATTTTGGGGTTTATATATCAGGCTCAGGTGTTTTCGATGCTCCTGAGAGAGATGAGTCCTCTGTAGAAGTTCCTGGACGAAATGGAGAGCTGACTCTTGATAATGGCAGATATAAGAATATCAGCATTGAATATCCGGCTTTTATCATAAGAAATTTTAAAAGAAATGTCAGCGGCTTAAGAAATTTTCTCCTGGCTAACAGAGGATTCGCTAGATTAGAGGACACTTATCATCCTGAAGAGTTCAGAATTGCTAAGTGGGACGGAAAATTTACAGCGGATCCTATTGATGAATTGTATGCTGCAAATTTTAAGCTCAAATTTGACTGTTATCCGCAGCGCTTTCTTAAGATCGGAGAGATGCCGATTGAACTGACTGCAGCAGCAACAATATTTAATGACTATGCTCAAGAGGCGAAGCCGCTCATCCGAGCTTACGGCACTGGCTCTTTTACCATTGCCGGAGTAACAATCACAATAAATTCAGCAAATGATTATACAGATATTGACTGTGACCTTGAAGAAGCCTATAAGGACAGCCTTGCTACAAATTGCAACGGAAATATCACCCTGACAAGCGGACAGTTCCCTGTGCTTACTCCAGGAGATAATGCAATCTCAATGTCTGGAATAACCAAATTGATAATAAATCCAAGGTGGTGGATCCTGTGAAGCCAATCCTATATGCAAGTAATGCAACTCAATTTAATAGCAACGGCTTAGGACGATTGGATGCTATCAGCTGCAAGATAACAGAAGAGAGAAATGGAGCTTTTGAGCTAGAGATGGAAATCGCTGAAACAGCTCTCCATGCATCAGATATTGAGATGAGCTCAATCATCGTGTCAAAAGTTCCTGATAAATCTAATCTCCAGGCATTCCGAGTTTATAAGACCACGAAGCCGATAAATGGAAAATTCAAGGTCTTTGCTCAGCACATAAGTTATCAGCTGAGTTATGTCCCTGTTTTCCCTTTTGAGGTTTTAGCATCCTCTGGAGCCTGTGCAGAGACTTTTGTTAAGTTAAAAGCTAATACAGCAGAAGATTGTCCGTTTACTTTCACAACCGATGTCACAACAGTAGCCAGCTTTAAAATAAATTCTCCATTATCCTTAAGAAGTGCTCTGGGAGGAGTTGAGGGCTCAGTTCTTGATAAATTTGGTGGTGAATATTCGTGGGATAACTACAATGTCTCTTTTAATCGTAATAGAGGCGTTACAACTCCAAATGTGTCTCTAAGATATGGCAAAAATATCACTGATCTGACACAGGAAAAATATATCTCAAATACTTACACAGGAATTTGTCCATTTTGGATTGACTCAGAGGGAAATAATCTGGTCACGCTCCCTGAAAAAGTAATACACAGCCAATACGCCGCAAATTTCCCATTCCAGCGGACGCTTGTAATAGATATGAGCTCCGATTTTCAGGAGCAGCCTACAGAATCAGCGCTCAGGGCAGCAGCTACAGCTTACCTGAACACGACAGGCGTAGGAATCCCAACAGTATCAATCAAGCTCTCATTTGTGAGCCTAGCCGATACTGAGGAATACAAACACGTTGCAGCACTCCAGAGCGTAAAGCTCTGCGACATTGTTGCAGTCCAGTTTGAGAAGCTAGGAATCGAGACAACGGCTAAGGTTGTTAAATACACATATGATGTGCTCAAGGAAAGATACGATTCAATTGAAATCGGCTCAGTTAAAACCAGCCTTGCAAGCACAATCACAAACACAAACGATGCAATCAGCTCTCTACAGAGCAAGATGACAACAAAGTTTGGTCAGTTGGGAAATCAGCTGAGAGAGGACATTGATAATGCTACAGCATGGCTGACAAGCGGAGATGGTTTCGTTGTTGCTGTTAAAGCTGCAGATGGTTCCTGGAAGGAGCTTCTTTTCATGGACACGCCAGATGTTACAACAGCGCATAACGTTTTGCGAGTTAATCAGAACGGAATCGGATTTTCTTCTACTGGCGTGGCTGGTCCTTATACTCAGGCGTGGACTCTTGATGGACGCATGGTAATCGGTGGAACCAATGTTCCAAGCCTTACTGTATATGATAATCAGCAGCATATTCTGTTTAGGATTGATCACAGCGGAATGG